TGGTGGTGGCCCGGTCAAGCCAGCAGGAGAGATCCTCGGCTATCCGGTCTACACCAACCGTTGGATGCCAGTAGTTGGCGCATCGAGCGTCAACGGCTTCTCCGACGCAGCAAGCAACCCGTGCGTTATCTTCGGCAATATGAAGAGCATGGCCTTTGGCGACAAAGGCGAGATGGAAGTCGATCAATTTACCTCCGGTTCATTCGGCGGAAAAGAAATCGCCTTGGCAGACCAGCGTGGCATCGTCTATCGACGCCGCTTCGCGCTCTCTGCGACCCTCTTGCGCGCATTCGCTGTCGGGTACACGTCGGCATCGTAGTTCTCTCTTTGACAGATGTTCGATACCTCCGAATATCTACCCTGTGCGCTTAATCGGTAACATCTACTTGGCTTATGTCTGACGAAAAAGAAACCTCCGGCGAAGAAGCCGCTGAAACCTCGCAAGAGAATTCAGCAGCCGAAACGACCGATGCCTCAGAGGAGAAATCCGACGAGACAGCGGCCGACGCGGGAGATGCTGCCGAGCTGAAGGCAGGTGACGCCTGTACGTGCCCAGATGGACGTCCAGGTACCCTGTGGAGCAACGAAGAAGGCTTCGTGTGCCTCCCGAACGAGACTCAGGGCGAGTAACAGGCCGCGCGGCACGCCCGCCGCATCCGCCGGATCGACGGCGGTGGCATAAACAACCACACATCTATGCGTTTTAACCCATATGATGATGTCATCATCCAATCCTCGACGGTCACTGCGGTAGCGATTCAATCGCTCACCGGCAGCTCGGCAGTCAACGGAGACGGCTATGACACGTCAGTAGGTATCGAAAGCCTCATGGTGCACATCCGGGCAGAGATTGCCTCGGGCTCACCAAGCGCCTCGACGGTGGCATGGAAGCTGCAAGAGTCCAACGACAACGGCAGCGCCGACGCCTATGCGGATGCGAAGGACAACACCGGAACGGTGATTGGCGCAACGCTCGACGTGCACACGGCCGCGAAGGTCAGCACGGCGCGTGTTGAGGGCATCATGCTCAACAACCAGGCATCCTCCGGCGCCCAAGGCGGCCGTAAGCGCTGGCTGCGCATCGTGTCTACGCCAGCCTTCACCTCCGGCAGCTCACCGGCGATACTGTACTACGCGCAGTACATCGGCGCACCCGGCAGTGGCGCTGTGTTCCCCGTACGTTCGACCGTTAGCAACACTTGAGGTTGCTTCCTCGCTTTGCCTCTCATCTTTGGGAGGCAGCGACGAGGGAATATCTATGCATTCGCCTCACCAATCTACGCATGGCCGAAGTTACCAGTCCAAATGCCCTCACGACCTTGGCGCGCGTCAAGGATATTCTCTTTGACCCCAGCCTCACGGTACAGTTGACCGGCGCCACCACCAACGATAGCCCGACCGTCTCGAGCACCGTCATCCCAGCAGGCAAAGTTATTCGAATCGGCCAGACAATCACCGGAACGGGCATACCAGCCAGCACGACTGTCCTGGCCACGGATGCCACAGGCAACACCCTCACGCTCTCACAGAACGCCACAGCGACATCCAGCGGCAGTGTGGTGCTCAGCGTGGTTGACCAGTCGCTGGCATTCGATACCGTGCTCATGCGGATGATAAACGCGGTCAGTGACTACATCGCCAATGAGTGCGGCCGCACGTCATTCGTCCGGCAGACCTATACCAACGACACCTATTCGATAGAGGGGGCAAACCAGGACACCCTGCTTTTACGCAATACGCCTGTCTTCTCCATCTCGAGCTTCCAGTGGCGCGCAGGCACCGTGACAAACCCGAGTTGGACCGACTTCATCCCCGACCAATACGAGCTGATAAACCCGCGCACCGACCCCACTTCGGGCACGATTTGGTATCCGAGTGGCATGGTGCGCGTCTATGGCGTGCTGCCGCGCATGTCCAGCAACATGATCCGCGCGACCTACGTCGCAGGCTACCCCGTCGATTGGGCCAATGCCGAAGACCACAACACCCACTGGCTCCCTGTAGACCTCACCGGCCTCTGTGAGAACCTTGTCGTTCGCCGGTTCAAGCGCCGCCAACTCGCCGGCATGAGCAGCCAAGCACTCGAGGGCGCCACACATAGCTGGCGCAATGAGTTGGACGCCGAAGACCTCGACGTGATTGCTCAATATCGCCAGCTCAATTTCTAATTGTGGACTTTCAAGTACAAATAACCGGATTGTCGGAACTTGTCGCGAGGCTGCAACAGGCGCCGCAGATAGTCGCACCCATCTTGCAGCGCGCGCTTTCCGCATCCAGCGCCATCCTCGCCAAGCACACGGTCAAAGGCGTCGTGCCGTGGCGCACCGGCTTCCTGGTGCAGACCTTTCGGGCGGAGCTGACGCCTGGGATGCTCAAGTGGATGCCAACCGCCTCATACGCGCCATTCGTGGAATTTGGCACCAAGCCGCACACCATCGTCCCCAAGGACAAGAAGGCCCTCTACTGGCCCGGCGCCGCGCATCCAGTAGCCCGCGTGAACCATCCGGGCACCAAGGCAAATCCATTCATGGAGCGGATGTCGCGGAATCGCAGGACGAAATCAATGCACAGTTCGGCAGCGCATTGAGCCAGATCATCGCCGCTATGGCACAATAGAGGTATGTCAAACGAGGAGTACGCAGGTGTTGAGTTCGGAGGGGAAAGCAGCGGAGGCATTGTCCAAACTCCGGCTTCGACGTTGGGCGGCTCGATAGCCCAGAACATCAAGCGGGAAATCGTGCTCAACCTCAACGCTCTGGTGAAAGCAGGCGTGCTCAACTCGGTCCTTGAAATCGACTATGGCAAAGACCCGCTGACCATCGACGCGCCGAACGGGTATCCATTCGCCTTGGTGGGAATGCCGGTCATCAACTCGGACTACGAAGACCAAGCGACCAACAGACGAACCTACCGCTTCGATGTGCTCATCCTCGCGTCGTACCAATACCTCCAAGACCAAAACGAAGGTGTCGAATTCATCATCGACGCAGTCCTCAATCAGTTCGACAACAACTTCACCCTCGCAGGAGCTGCGGTCGCCTCTGTCCTCCCTGTCGAAATCCTCACCGTTCCGGTATCCACAGCAGACAAGTCATTGGTGGCCTTAGTGTGTACAATAAAGGCACAGGCACTCTTTGAGTGGAATAATCCAAACGTCCAAAATGGCTCTTGAAAAACCAACAAGCAACAAAATGATGACCGGCGCGCCACGAGAGAAATCCGGGTGGCATTTCGCGAGCGATGGTATCCACAAGGCCATGTATGTGTGGGCACCTACCATCGAGGAGGCCGAGCAAATCTATCACAAGACCAAAAAGCTAATACAGTCGAGCGGCTCAACCATTGCCCCAACCGAGCAATCCACAGGTGCCGTGGACGAGGAGATTAAAGAGTAAACTACAGCTATATGGCAGCTCAAAAAGGAATCGGACGGCTCATTCAGGTCGGCATCGCGAAGGAAACGACACGCGGCACGGCTATCTCTTCGGCCTCATATTGGAACCCGTGGTCAGACCTCACCCTCGACGAAAAGAAAGAATTCGCCATCGACGACCAGAGCTACGGCATCATCGAGGACAGCGTCCACCTTTCCCAAACCAAAAAGATGGCGCAAGGCTCCATGACGGGCAATGCGGCTGACCAGTCCATCGGCCTTTTGCTCTACTCCATGTTCGGCGGTTACGGTGTCGCGGGCCCAAGCGACAGTGCCTACACCCACACGTTCACCATCGGTGAAACTGCCCAGCACCAAAGCCTCACGTTCTTCCTCCATGACCCGCTCGCCGCACAGGACTACTCCTACGCCAACGGCGTGGTGGAAAAGCTCGAGCTCGACCTCACCCTAAAGAAGTTCGTCGCCTTCACCGCAAGCATCCGCGCGCAGTCTGGCGCGGCGCAAAGCTCCTTCACTCCGGCCAACACCGCCGAGAACCGCTTCCTCCCGCAATACCTCGCAGCAAAGTTCGCTCTGAACTACACCGGCTTGCAGGGGACGCTCACGGCAACCGGCACCGCATCGAGCACTGTTCACGTCACCGCGTGCAGCATCAACCCACAGACCAACCTCAAAGTCGGCATGGGCGTCACTGGCACGAACATTCCTGCCAACACGACCGTTGCGAAAATAGTATCGGCAACCGCGTACGACCTCTCACAGGCAACGACCGGCGCGATCGGCACGCAGACTTTTACACCCCAAACTGTTGCTCTCAAGAGCGCGAAAATAACCATCAACGCGAACGTCGAAGACCAGGAGGTGCTTGGAAACCTCGCACCCGCAGACTTCCTCAACAAAGAATTCAGCGTTGAAGGTCAATTCGAGGCCATCTGGCAGAACGAGACCGATTTCAAAACACCGTTCATGGGGCCGACCAACCTTTCCATCCGCCTCGACGTGAAAAACACTGACGTGCTCATTGGCGCAACCTCAACACCGGAGCTGTATCTGGACATGCCAAAGTGCATCATCCAGGAAATTGGTCGCAGCTTTAAAGTGAAAGATCTCGTGTATCAAACAATAAAATTCAAAGCCGTATACAGCTTCACAGATACTCTTCTTGCGAAGATGGTTTTGGTGAACGGAACTAGTAGCTATTAAGTTGCACAATACCGCCTTTCTGATATGCTGAAAGCTTATGTTTTCAGCATTCAAGAAGTGCGAACACTGTAAAAGACGCTTTGAGATAACGAAGCGGTACCGGCTCTCACGAGCGCGCTTTTGCTCACTCAAATGCCACGGTAACGCACACGCCGAGACTACTGCAACACTCAATCGTGGCAAGCGATCTGGTGATATTGCGACATGCACCGAATGCGGCCAGCAATGGTATCGCTATCCATCGCAAAAGAAACGTGGTTATCTGCGCTGCTCAAAGCAATGTTCCAACAGATACATTCAACGCCTGTACAAAGCCGATAAGTCCTACGCAGACCGCCTTAATACCGCACGCCCCTATATTGACCACACACGGGAAAGTACTCGTCGGAAGCTCAGCAAAGCGATGAAAAAAGCCTTCGCCGAGGGTAGATTGAAGCCACGTATCGGTGCAGCAAGTAACTTCTGGAAAGGTGGCATCGCAAGCCTACAGAACAGTCTGAGGCACACTCCTCGCTACAATCGTTGGCGCAAAGCAGTTTATGGACGAGACGAGTACCGATGTCGACATTGCGGTGCAAAAAAAGATCTTCATGCTCATCATATAAAATCGTTCGCCAAATATCCGAAACTCCGATATACGGTCTCCAACGGCATTACAGTGTGCCAGAAGTGTCACAGTGCAATTCATGACCGAAATGTCCCAACACCCAAACGCCACAAGTGACCCTATCCCCTCTTTGGCGGCAGTCCCCCTTTTCTCCTTAGGAGAGAGGGGGTTTCGCTCTTCTTCGGTGGGGGAGGGAAGTGGTTCGGCTAGCCGAGATTATGCACATCAGCGCGTTGACGCTTTTGCTGCACTCACGTAGAGTGCAGCTATATGAAATCACTATTTAAGGGCCTCGGCATAATATTCGTCGGCGTGTTTGTGTGGCTCCCGGCGATACCCATCGTAGTATGTGTTTGGATTTATCAGATTTTAACTCACAAGAAAGCATGAGAGAGACGAAAGAAATCGCAACGAGTGGTGGCCACAAAGTCGTGCTCAAAACCTACCTCACCATCGGCGAGGTGAACGACGCGCTACGAATCATTTTCAAAGACCGTGCAGCAAGCGCTGAAGTCCCACTTGCAGTCGGCATCGAGCGTAATGTGCAGCTCGTCCTCGCAGCAGTGGTATCGCTCGACGACTCGACCGACGACCTGCCCACGCGCATACAGGCGCTTCGACTAACTGACTACAACGAAATCTTTGCAGAGGTAAAGGATCTGTCCGAAGGGTCTTTTTAGATGGTGAAGCCGAGTTGCTCTGGCACGAGTACTTCACCTTTGGACATGCCGAGCTAAAGCCAGAGATGCTGGCGGCTTTGCTGTGTGAGGAGATGAAGTGGACTTATCAAGAGTACCGCGCCCAACCGGCGTGGTTTGTTATTATTCTTATACAGATGATGCAAGAGCGGACAAAAGCCGCCGAGCGTCGAAATAAGCCATGAACCCACTGGAAATAGTCATCACCGCAATCGACAAGGCGAGTTCCGTCCTACAGGGCGTCTCGAGCAGCCTTTCCTCGGTCGGCTCAGATTCGAGTTCTTTCATGTCACGTGTCGGGAGCGCCGCAGACGGCCTCGTTACGTCGTTTGAGTATGTCGCCGGAGCAGCAACCGCCGCCGCTGCCGCAGTCGCGCCCATTCTCATCGCCACGATGGATACGCAGGAGGCAACGGAACGGCTGAACACGACGACGCAGGATAGCATTGAGAGCGCCAATGCCGCCGCGAACGGGCAGGGCACGCTGGGCGATATGCTTTCCTACCAGACGACGCAGACCGCGCTCGCGAAAGACGCACTCGACAAGTTGACGGCATCGAGCAAAAGCAACTCTGACCAAGTCGATGCAGCGGAAATGAAATATGACCTGTCCGCCGCCAAGTTGCAGGTTTTGCAGGGGCGCATGGATGATGTCGGTAAATCGGCCTCGCAACTCTCACAGGCACAGCAAACGATTATCGACACGGGCGTGAAGCTCGGCTTTACCGTCGATGATACGACGAACGCGCTTAACGTCTTGCAGCCGATGATGGGAAGCAAACTCGCCGGCTCTGCACTCACCGCCGCAGAGAACCTCTCACGCATGAGTAATGGAACACTCGACCTCACCAGTGCGGCACGGTTGCTCGGCACCGCAATGGAAACGGGAATGGGTCGTGGACTCGCGCAATATGGCATCATCGTAAAGGACGGCGTCGGCGGCACTGATTTGCTCACGGCCGCAATGCAGACATCGCAGGGACAGGCGTCGGCCTACGCAAGCACGCTAGGTGGCTCGTTGGCGATAGCCTGGGCGACCATCAACAAAGACATGAGCGACGCGGGCAACACGTACATGCCGCTCGCAAGTGCGGCAGTGAACCTGTTCACCAACAGCGTGCTACCCGCTCTCATAAAAGGTCTGACTGATACCATCACCAACGTCGAGACGCTCTACAAAGATTTCGTCGCATGGTTTGCTGCACTCGATAAAAACACGGGCATCATCACGCTGTTCAAAACAGAGTGGCAAGCTATCAGCAAACAATTCGAGACCGAGCTGCTGCCCGCACTCCAAAAGCTCTGGGTAGCTTTGACCCCGCTGAAACCGTATCTCGAAGCGCTTGGCGTGGTAATTGGCGCAACACTTGTCGGAGCTATTGTCCTTCTCAGCCAAGGTCTGACCGTGGCCGTTGGCATATTCACCGGGCTTCTGACGGCCGCCACACAAATAGCGACGTTCTTCACCAACGTGCTGGTGGGAGCCATAAATCTTGTGGAGGCCGCGCTCGAGAAGCTCATTTCGTCCTTCCAAGCGATTGGCAAGTTTGGCGGAAGCGTCGGAGGTGCCATAGGTGGCGCGTTTAACGCGGTGGGGGGCGCTGCTGCTAGTCTCTTCAAACCATTCGCCCAAGGTGGAATCGTGAACGGTCCAACCTTCGCTCTCATTGGCGAAGCCGGGCCCGAAGCCGTGATACCGCTCTCAGCGTTCAACAACGGCCTGTCACTGGCAGGAGCTGGAGGCAGTGGCGGCGGAGGCGTCAACATCACCATCACCGGCAACACCATCTCAAACCAACTTGACCTTCGCAATCTTGCCCAGGTCGTCGGCGCGGAAATCGTGCGCTCGCTTCGGGTGAACCAAAAGCTTTCGATATGATCTTCGTAACCATCGCCGGGGTGGATCGGACATCTGAGGTTGCCCAAGACCAACTCCAGGTGCAGCAAATCATTGGCGCCCAACGAGATACCGCGACCATCTTTTACAAAAAATACGGCTCACACGCCTACATGCCGTCCATCCTCGATGACATTGTGATCCAAGACGGTGACGGCGGTATCGAAGGAGGCGGCGGAATAGGCTATGGCGGTGTCACATACGGTCGTGGCTATGGCATTGGTGACGGTAGCGGCTCGGGAGCACCGAGGATCTTCGGTGGCCGCATCGTCACCATTACGGAGACGAACCTCAACAATGCGGACGGGATAGTCTACCAACTCGACTGTGCTGACTATGGCGTTGACCTCGATGCGGAGTTAGTGAGCCAGGAGTACCAGAACATGATGATTGGCGACATCATCGCCGACATCCTCACCAACTACTCGACGGGCTTTACCGGAAATAACGTCTTCTGCAGCTTCACCGTCACTGACA